CCACGGGGACCGGCTTGGTCTGGTCCTTATCGACCTGGGCGGCGATGGCAAGCGCAAGCTGCTGCACCGCCTTCTTACCGCCCACGGACGTAACCGTGTAACGGCCTTCCAGATCCTTGTCCTCGCCGGACATGCACTTCAGGGACAGACCCACCTGCACCTCCCAGCCGCGCTTGGCGGCAGGCGGCGCAACGTCAAGTTCAGGCAGCGGCTGTGACACCGGCACCATCTTCTCGCCAAGAACCTCACCTTCGCCCCAAGCAATAAAGCCGTGGACAAAGCTGAAAGGGTTGATCGCCCATGTAGCGTCGTCTTCGATCTCGGTCTGCTCTGCGCCGAACACCCAATGGCCGGTCTTGTCCATCTTGATGATGACAGAGCCCGCGCCGTCAGGGACGCCCGCGCTGATCGAACGCAAGCTAGAGGCGAGAGACGCAACTGAAGGAAGGTTAGCACCACCGAACACTGTAAGATTTGACATTCGTTTTCTCCTTAGACGAGTTTACCAAGAGCGGCGGACAGTTGTGCGCCGATCTGCAACACCGCCGGGCGAGGATCATCCTCTGACGCCAGCGTGTTACCCGATGAGACAGAGACGACGTGATCGTCAGGCAGCGCAAGCTTGTGCTTCTTCAGCACCTTCTCGGCCTTCGCAGGACTCAAGATCGTCATCTCTGTCAATTCCATTGCATTAACACCCATTGCGCGCATGGCTTCAAGGGCTTTGTTCTCGTCCACCCACTGGCGCATACCGCGCTTGGGGACAAGCTTGTAGCCGGGCACCGGCAGGCCAGCCTCCAGCGTCTGCATCGCCAGCGCCCGCACTTCCTTGATCCAGCCTTCCAACAGGTCAGCCATTTTGAGGTGGTCCGACACGTCAGCAACATCGACGCTCTTCAGCGCGGCAACCATCGCACGATCCGCAGCGCCGGTCATGATAGGGCAGATCGCCTTGGCGGCGCACCAGCGGCACCAATCGCCCTGCGCCAGCGGCGCGTCAGGACGCTGGGCAACCTTGACGGCTTGCATCAGCTCCTTCTCAAACAGTTGGATGCGGCGCGGGGTCGTCTCCCAACGCTTGACGTAAGGCGGCTGCACGATGACCAGTTCAACCTTGGTCGCACCTTCGAACGCCCACTGCGCGGCTGGGGTCCGCATGGCCGCAGCGGCGTAGAACATAAGCTGTGGATTCTCTTCGACATCGACGGCAACGCCATCACCAAACTTCCAGTCTACGATGTAGGCCGTGTCGCCGATGCGGCCCACAATGTCAGACGAGCCGAACACGCCGGGCAACAAATCACCAAACCCAACAATTACCTCGGTCTCAAACTCCATCTGCCTGTCGGGGTCGATGTCGTTGAGCGCCGCCAGCGCGGGCAACAGCTTGTTGTCGATCAGATCCTGATCGAGCGTCACGTCGGCATGAACAGCGCCAAGAAAATCCTGCGGCGTGGCCTTGCCGTCCAGCACGTCGGCGATGACGTTGTGGAGCAGGGTGCCGGTGTCGGCGTAGACGCTGGAAGGCTTGGGCGGCATCTGGGCGACGAGCGCCACGGAGCCAGGGCAGTTGATGACGCGCTTGGCGGTGGACCCGCCGACGATTGTGGAATGTTGAGCCATTAGATTACCTCAGTGGACTGTTGACTGACGGACACTAGACAATCTTTTACGAACATGCAATACATTTTTTTATGAGAGAAAGCGAGATCGAACGATATTTTGTGTGGGCCGTCATGCTACGGCAAGGGCTCACTTACAAGTTCAAGTCCCCCACGCAACGGGGGGTGGCGGATCGGATCGCGTGTATGCCCAACGGCGAGACGTGGTTTGTGGAACTTAAAACGAAGGGCGGGCGTCTGTCACCGCTTCAAGAATTGTTCGCAATGGACATGCGGCGGCTGGAGCAGCGATACGCCTGCCTCTGGTCCAAAGAAGGGGTGGACGAATGGGCCTCACGTTACGACCTTACCAAGAACAAGCCGCCGACTTCTTGTTTGAACGAGACCGCGCAATGATCCTAGCGCCTGTGGGCGCAGGCAAGACGGCCATCACGCTGACGGCCATGACTGAGCTGATCGCGGAGGGACACGTCAAGCGTTGGCTGGTGCTGGCCCCTAAGCGCGTCTGCACGGACGTGTGGCCGGTCGAGCAACCCAAGTGGGCTCCAGACTTTGAGATCGCCGTCGCCACCGGGACGCCAGCGCAGCGTCAAGCAGCGTTTGACAGCGCCGCGTCTATCGTCGTCACCAACTACGACAACATCCAGTCGCTGCCGGATCTGTCGGGCTTTGACGGCATCGTCTTTGACGAGCTGACGCGGCTCAAGAACCCCAGCGGCAAGCGTTTCAAGGCGCTGTTGGCGCACCTTGACAAGATCCCGTTCCGGTGGGGCTTGACCGGCTCGTTCACGTCCAACGGCCTTGAGGACGTGTTCGGCCAATGCAAGGTCATCGACCAATCGTTGCTGGGCCGGGCCAAGGGCGCGTTCCTCCAGAAGTACTTCGTCTGCGTCAACCGCGACTTCGGCGATTGGCAACCGCGCAAGGGCGCACTAGAGCAGGTCATGGACGCCATCCGCCCGGCTACCTTCGTGCTGGAGCCAGGCGAGTACAGCGACAAACTGCCGCAGTTAAATGTTGTGGAAATGCGCTGCGACATGGCCGACCGCAAGCCCTACGAGAAAATGAAACGCGACTTTGTGCTGGAGTACGGCGAGGACCGGGTCATCGCGGCGAACGCCGCCGCCGTAACGAACAAGCTCCAGCAGATGGCGTCTGGGTTCGTCTACGACAACAAAACAGAAGCATCACAGGAAAAGGGAAAGTTCACTATGAAACAGAAGGTCATTTGGTTCTCGACGCACAAGTTCGAACTGATCGAAGAAGTTTTAAGCGAGAACCAGCGCGCCAATACGATCATCGTCTACAACTACAAGGAAGAACTGGCCGAGCTAAAGCGCCGCTACCCTACCGCGCGCACGATTGACGACTTCAACGCTATCCAGCGGTGGAACGCGGGCGAGATCGAATTGTTGCTGATCCACCCCAAGTCCGCCGGGCATGGCCTTAACCTCCAGTTTGGCGGCTGCAAGATTATCTTCCTGTCGATGCCGTGGTCGCTGGAGCTGTTCGAACAGACGGTAGGGCGCCTGCACCGCAGCGGGCAGACCAACGATGTCTGGTGTTATCTGCTGATCTGTAATAAAACTATAGACGAACGGATCTGGGGCGCGCTTCAGGACAAGCGAGCGATCTCAGACATAGCACTTGAGGAATTGAAGACATGAACTGGCGCGAGATCAACAAGGTGTTGCCCGATCTGGACGAGAACACCATCAAGAAGATGCTGGATGAGGAGCGCGTGGGCGAGCAGCGGCAGTCGGTACTGATCCGCCTGCACCAACGCTACACGATGCTACGGGCGGCGCGGGAGCGCATGGAGATCCTTGGCGATGCCGAGTTTCCGCGTGTGATGGCGCTCACTTAGCGCACCAACCCTCGCGGCGGGCATTGTTCTGCTTGACCTCGATGATGGTCGCCGTGGTGTCCTTGGACGACCACGACACGTCCTTCCAGACCGTGCAGACCGCGCCGTTAGTCTCGACGGTGCTGGTCAGGGTCACGCACCCGGTCAGGGGAAGTGTTAACAGCATCGCCAAAACGAATCGCATTGCCCGTCCTCCGTAGCACGTCCGCCGTCGCAGCGGCCTCAACTTCGGCCACTGCGTCCCTGCGGATCTTGTAGTAGACGCCGGACAGCACCATTACGATGATGACGCCCATGACGGCGTAACGCCCCAGCGGCGTGAACAGCAGGCTAAACACCGTGTTCATCCATGTGTTTTTTGCGCCAGAACCAGATCGCCGCCGCGAGCCCCACAACGGCCACCATGATAAGAAAATTAGGGTTAGCAAATAAGCCAGCAAGCTGATTTGCTGTATCAGAAGCTTCCTGCGCCTGCGAAGCGACCTCCTTAGCAATACCCAAGCCTCCGAGCCCTGCCGTGAGTACCGCCGCGTTACCTTGCTTGCTGTCTGCCATTGTTCTTTGAGGGCTAGGCGCGTCAGGCTCAAGGCGGTGTTCTTGTTCATGGTCAAACACCTGTTCGGGGGTGACGGGCGCTGCGCCCGCAGTCCACCATGCGCCCGCCGCCTGGCGACGACGGACGAGCCCCGGCAACACCTTGCCGCCGCCCTTGGTCCATTTCATCAACTCGGAAGGCACCGCGTCAAGATTACCTGAGTTTATCTTTTTCAGCATTGTCGAAGATTTGAGGTTGCCGACGCCCGCGTTGTAGGCGAAGTCTGTGAGGACATCGAACTGGTTCTGGGTCAGTTTGACCTTGACTAGGTCCATCACGGCGATCTCGTACTTGACGATGTCGCGCTTGAGGATGTCTTCGGCCTGCGCCTGCGTGATGGTCATGCCGTCGTTGACCATAGGAGCGCCCGCAGCCGACGTGTGACCGTAGCCAATGGTGCAGACGTTGGCAGGGCAACGGTACGCCTTCAGCTTGCAGCCTTCGAACTTCTTGAGAAGGGCGTCAAGACCGCCTTGGCTCATGTGCATGGTTATTTTCCCTTCTCTAAAAGAGTGACACGCTTATCCAGCGCCGCGATCATCTGTGCTGTGTCAAACCGGATGGCGGCGCGGGCAGCAGCGGCGTCGGCCACCATGTCCATGCGGCTCTTCTCAATGGCGGACATCGAACGCTCGCGGTCGAGCGTCATGGCGGCACGGGCCAAGGCGCTTTCCTTCTCGACCTTGCTGATCTGATCGCTCAAATGCTCGCGGATCTGCGCCATGTCGATGGTGGTGCCTTGGGGCGGGATGGCCTTGTTGTCGGCGTTGACGACGACAGCCACCTTGGACTTTAGTTGAATGATCTCGTTGTTGGCAGCAGAAAG